TTATAAATATCTTTTTTTTATTTTACACTACTTGTTCTAATTTAGCTTGGAACTCCTCCGCAACCCATAAATCCTGTTGAAGTTATTGCGTATAAAGTGCCACCTGGATTAGTTGTTGTATTAACATTAGTAATTACCCATACATTACCAGGTGTTGTAACTTTTTCATTAATTGCAAATTGGCCTTCAGGATATTCTTCTGAATATACTATAGAACTATCAGAGCAATTGGTTAATTGATACCAAATACTTATCGGAGTTGATGTTGGTGTTGGTGTTGGTGTAACGGTTGGTGTTGGTGTTGGTGTAAATACTGAAGTTGCTGTTGGTGTAGGTGTAACAGTTGGTGTTGAGGTAGCCGTTGGTGTTGGTGTTGGTGTTGGAATTCCAGTAATTGGTTTAATAATTTCATAGTCACATCCTGCGCCAGTAGATTTAATTTTAACGTAAGTAGGATTGCTTCCACTAATATTAGGAATAAAACTACCAGTTTGTAAGTCAATTAACGTTACACCTGTTACAAATGGTGTTAATGAACCAGAGCAAGTTGATTCAATACATGAATACAAACTAAAAGGTCCTGGTGACCCTACTGGTGAATTTAATGTTATTGTTACTGGTACTGACATTTTTTTTATTTTTTTATTTTTTTATTAACTACATAATGCACATGAAATTGGGTCGGTTTCAAATGACCCCGCTGGCATTGCTAATGGATACGTTGAATTTACTTCTGATAATAGTATACCACCGGAAATTGAAACTTGTGATGCACAAGTTGTTGTATCAATAAAACCTTTGGTTCCGTATGTCACATTATATAATATATATTTATATCGTAAATTCGAATCTGTCCAACCACATAATTCATAAACATTATATTTTGGTAGAGATGTCGCAGTTGGTGTAACGGTTGGCGTAACGGTCGGTGTTGCTGTTGGAGTAGGTGTTGGTGTTATTGGTAAGCCGTAAACAATTGTTGCATTAAAACTACATGTCGGTGTTGCTGTTGGAGTAGGTGTCGGTGTTGTTGGTAACCCGTAAACTATTGTTGCGTTAAATGAACATGGAATCGGTGTTGCGGTAGGGGTCGGTGTTGGTGTTGGTATATTTAAAATTGGAATAATTTGTGATGTAGAACATGTATTAAAATACGATGACGTGGAAACAGCTTTAATGTGTGTATGTTTATATAATGTTAAACCACTTACATATATTGTCATTCCTGATATTGATGAACTATTTTCATCAATTGTTACACCAGTAGAGTTATAGTTAAAAGTTACCCAATTTATATCAGTATAACCGCTAATTGGAGTTGTTTCACATGTTGATTCAGTTGAACCAGAACATGCGTATAAACTAATCGTTTTAACCGAGTTACCCTTTTTCCCTATATTGACATTTGCTGCAAAATATTCTGGCATATCCTATAAATATAAATTAAATAAAAAACCCCTTATAATAAAGGGGGTTTAATATTTTAATTAAGGACATTGAGTTAAGACAAGACCACTACTTTTACCATCTGATCGTGCGCTACCTTGTGGACAGGAATGAATTAATTCAAATTTATATGTTCCATGATACAACGTTTGTGCTGGTGATGTTACAATTCTATTTGATGTTGTGGTTACCACCGATAAAGTTTGAAGTGTTGAATGTTGTGTTGCTGCTTCACCCGTTAAACCAGAATAATTAACCTGAGTTGTTACAATGTCATCAGTATAAATGCCGCTAATTAATGCTGATGTTGCTGTTATGGTAAATGTTGGTAAGGTTTCAGTTATACCTGATAATGATTTAACAACATTTCCGGTGCATTGTGCATTAACATCACCTTTACTTGTTACTATAATTGCATCATCACCACAAGTGATTCCTGATACTGTATAAGTTCCTCCTGTTAGTTGATTTCTAGTTACACCTGTTGCATAAAATCTATTTGTACCTGCGTTATTATAAAGTCCTAAATTTGCCACAAGTGGCCCTGAGGAACTTTCTGAAAATAAAATACTCATTGTACTACCTGTAGAACCTATTGATGGTGATCCCCCTACGGAACCTCCTCCGCTAACTTTTGAAAATAAAGTTGATGTTACGCTTTGAACTTCTATGTCAAAATTTCCTGTATTTTGACTATTTCCTGAGTATGTTAATGTTACGCTTGCCATGATTTGTTTTTATAAATATTTGTTTATTTTATTTTATTTTATTAAGGCGCAGGAGTTTCCCCACCACCACCTTCTGTTGGAGTTGGCGTTGGAGTTGGTTCCAGACAAGGGGATAAAGTAAATAAACTTCCTCCTCCCGCATCAATTAATCCATAAGATTGATTTGCACAGAATGTTATTTGATTACCCGCTAATAAATTTGAATCTGATTGATAAACACCGCTACAATCATAATAACTTATTCCAATTGTTGTTTCACCGTTGTTTTCAATTCTATATTCTCTACATATAAATGTCGTCGTAGGTGTTGGTGTCGGGGTAAATGTTGGTTCTGGTGTCGGTGTAGGTGTTTCAGTTGGTAATAAACTACAATCTCTATAGTCAAGTACTTCACCAATTGTGTTAATTTGAACAGCGTATGTTACACCATCTTTAGTCATTCTATACCAATTACCATTTCCGTTAAATCTATTATTTAGACCACTGTTAGTGTAGAACACATAGCCATACATCATACCTGTTGTGCCTGGAAGTGCGTAAACTTCACTCGTTGGGTTAAGACTATTGCAAGCCTCATTAAATGTTGAATAACCAAAAGATTCAATATTATATACTGACGGTAATGGTGTTGCTGTTGGTGTTGGTGTTACAGTTGGTGTTGATGTTGGTGTTGGTGTTGGTGTTGGTGTTGCGCAATTATTTGTAATTGATTTAACAGTCACGTTAGATGGGTTTAACCAATCTCTCATAGCAAAGTACCATGTACCTAAAGGTACCTGTAATATACCTAGCGTCGTTGGATTACTAATTGGTAATGGGTCAAAATAACCAGCAATCGCCTCAGCGGCCGATGCAAACCAAGTTGAATTATGTGCATAATATGTACCATTACCACCACTAAAATTAGAATAAGTTGCTGTTACTTTACCTGGGTCGTTACCTCCCGCTCCACATGCACTCATAGTTAATGTAAAATTAACAGGTACTGGTGTAGGTGTTGGTGTAGGTGTTGGTGTAGCTGTTCTAGTTGGTGTAACGGTTGGTGTCGGTGTTATTGTTGAGGTTGGAGTTGGTGTTGGTGTTAATGTTGCTGTCGGTGTAGGTGTTGGGGTAGTGCCGTTACAAGTCCAACAATCATCAAACGTATCAATTATTGGGTTATTATTTGGTGTTGTAATTTGAGTAATACTATCAAAACATTGATTTTGTTCTCCCCCTAAAGATGAATATGCTTTAACAATAACACTTGGCGATTCGCCTAAATTTGTTTCCGTATAGAATTGACCAAATATTCCAGATTCACAAATTATACCTTGGTAGTAATATCTAACTGGTGTAGGCGTAACCGTTGGTGTTGCTGTTGGTGTTGGTTCTGGTGTAGCTGTTGGTGTAACCGTAGGTGTTCCTGTCGGTGTTACCGTTGGTGTTCCTGTCGGTGTTACCGTTGGTGTTGGAGTGATAGTTGGTGTAACTGTTGGTGTTCCTGTTGGTGTAACCGTAGGTGTTCCTGTTGGGGTAACTGTTGGTGTTCCTGTTGGTGTAACCGTAGGTGTTCCTGTTGGGGTAACCGTAGGTGTCGGTGTAATTGTTGGTGTAAGTACGTTAAGAACAATATCGAAAGCACAATCTACTGGTGTTGGTGTAGGTGTTACTGTAGGTGTGGCTGTTGGTGTTACAGTTGGTGTAGATGTAACCGTTGGTGTTGGTGTAGGTGTTACTGTAGGTGTGGCTGTTGGTGTTACAGTTGGTGTAGATGTAACCGTTGGTGTTGGTGTAGATGTTACTGTTGGAGTTGGGGTTGGAGTTGGTGTAAGTACGTTAAGAACAATATCGAATTCACAATCTACCGGTGTTGGTGTAGGTGTGCCTGTAGGTGTTGGGGTTGGGGTATATGTTGGGCTATTTGGTGTTGATGTTGGCGTCGGAGTTGGAGTTGGTGTAAGTACGTTAAGAACTATATCAAAAGCACAATCTACTGGTGTTGGTGTAGGTGTACTTGTTGGAGTTGGGGTTGGTGTAAATGTTGGTGTATTTGGTGTAGATGTTGGTGTTGGGGTTGGAGTTGGTGTAAGTACGTTAAGAACAATATCGAAAGTGCAATCTATTGGTGTAGGTGTTGGTGTTACAGTTGGTGTACTTGTTATAGTAAGTGTTGGTGTTACCGTTGGTGTAACCGTAGGTGTTGAAGTTAATGTAGGTGTAATAGTTGGTGTACTTGTTGGCGTTGCCGTAGGAGTAACCGTAGGTGTTGAAGTTAATGTAGGCGTAACCGTAGGTGTCGGTGTAATTGTTGGGGTTGGAGTTGGGGTAGGTGGTATTGATTGATATTCTGCGGAACCATTAGTTAATATACAAGTAAATGAATCATTATTACCAAAAACTTCATTATCAAGATAAAAATCAATTATATCTGTACAATCGTTTGGTCCATATTTAAATGAAGTTAATTTTAATCTTTCAACATTATTATCATCTATAAAATATTCATAAGATACTATTTTTTTAAATCTTAATGTTGATGTACTGCCTGAAGCGTTTGTATATGGATTATACGTGCTAATTACGCCATAGTCATTTATGGTTTGTGATTTATTTATAAAATCATTAATTATATTTTCAACTGCTTTTTTCCATAATAATCTAATTGCATTATAATCAGGGTCAATTTGGTTTGTTGTGTCACCAACTAAATCATATAAATCACCAATAGATGTTCCTGTTGGTGTCTTGTATAACCTTGCATTTGTTGTTGTTCCAGTTGTATTTGATAGATAACCAGATACCCTTACATGGTATTTAGTATCATTTGTGTTACCAGAATATGTTATACCATTTACATCAATAACTGGTACTATTTGAAGATACCCGTCATACTTGTATTCACCTAAGGCATTTGTTTCACCTGAAAATGATATACCATTCCAAGTAACACCAGAAGAAAAGCGTTTTTGATAGTTAGCTTCACTAATTCTGTATTCCCAATAATCTGTTATACCCGTGACTTCAATAGGTAAAATTGGTGTTAAATATTCATTTATTATTGATGGTTGACAACCAAATTTGTATTGATACTTGGGTCTATTAAAAATACTATTGTCAATTAAATTGCCACCTGTCCATAATGTTGTAGCTGGTATTAATTGATCTAAAACACTTGTCCAATTAGGACTCATTTTTTCTATAAATTCATTAACATTACCAATGTTAAATGGTCTAAATGCTGTTTTCGATAGGTAATCACTTATAACATCTTCTAATCTAATATAATTCTTTTTATATTTTATTATATTTGAATTTGTGATTTGTGTTGTTACAGTATTTTGTAAGAATTCTGCAAAAGTAATACCGGTTTGTGGTAATAATGTTGCAGTACCAAATGATAATTCAAGCTCTCTCGATTTTCTCCAAATATCATAATCTAAAGCTTGTGCTGATGACAAGTAGACACTAATATTTTTTCTATTAAAAATTAAAGAATTATTTGTGTTTAAAAGTTCTGTTTTAACATTATCAATTGTACTTTCAATTTCGTAACCAGTATTCAAGCCCGGTAAATTTCTATACACATTAAAGTAATCTTCACCATATGTGTATTGCGCGTTTTTAGTATATGTTAATTTTGTTTTTCCTGTTAATACAGATTTATCAAAATCAACAACTAATGGTGATCTGTGGTCTAATGTGGTCTCATACCAACCAGAACCTTTTTGAAAAAATATTTCACCGGTTGTTCCAGATATCGCTTGTGGAAATAAACTATTTTGTTTTACTGGATAACCTGACCTATTATAATTAAATGAACTACTAGTTTGACCTGTTAAGTATGTGTACCCTGTTGAATTAAACGTGTATCCGGTTACTACGTTTTTATAATCTAATCCAGCCAAAACATCTTTAATATCAGATTCTAATGTTGGTGAATTAGGAAATGATTTTATTTCATAGACATATTGGTTTATTTTAATTAATGGTTCTGGTGCCCCCAAAAACATTAAGAAAAATTCTAAAGACTTTCGAGTTCCTTTTGATTTATATATGTAAGAAAGATTAACTAGTAATCTTCTGTAAAATTCATATTCTGCTTCAATTGGTGACATATCACCAGAAACACCAGCGTATTGCGATGTTGATTTTGAATACAATAATTCATTAAGTGATTTTTCGTCACTCAAATTAATACTATCTAAACCAAGAGTTGTTGCTAAATTTTTTAATAATATATCAGGTAAATTATTTACACCATCATAACTTACATTTCTCATGTGAGCAATGTTGTCGATATATTTTTTTACCTTATCGAAGCTCTGTCCATATATTTGAAATACCGCCTCTGTCTTTTGATCTGGTGTATCAAATTCGTATAATTGTGGGGACGATAAGAATCTAACAAATAAATTTGATTTATAGTTATCAATCTCTGTTGCCACATCACTTAAATCAGATAGGTAATTATCAAATTCTATACCGACAATTTGGATATTCCAATTGTCTTTAGCTGCTGGCCATGTATATGTTAAAGGTGATAAATCTGTACTTGTACCATCGTTTCTATCTCTTGGTACATAAAATGTTGCGCTATATATTGGTGTAGTATCTCTTCTTAATAAACTCTCTTTTAAATCATCTAAATTATTAAAAAACTCTTCGACTATAATGTCGTTAGGTTTGATTAATATATTTGTATTTGTTGTTGTACCAGTAAATGCTTTACCACTCACTTTTAAAGTGATTACACCATCTGTATTCGGTTCAACGTATTGAATAATGTTAAACTTATTTGTGTTGACTTCAATAACATAATTTGTATATGATGAATAAAAATCTCTAATTGGGTTATTTGAAGTTACTAAAGTGTTGCTTTTTGGTTTTTTATAAACAATACCAAATGGATTATAAAACATTGCTGTTTCAATTTTCATTGATGTTGTATTAGTTGACTGGTCGTAGCTTACATTATAAGCAGTAAATCCACTTAATGTTGTAGGGCTACTTTTGTCAACTAAAATTGCAGCAGGAAAATGTTTAATAATATCTTGTACCGCAACAGATATTCTTTTCTTTAATGAACCAAATAAAGATTTACCAGCATCATTTAAATTGTCTTTAAATTTTAAATCTTTTGATTTTTGTGATTCAATATATTCTTGAACCACAGAATTGTTAGTTTTACCTGTTAAGTCTTCTAACGTTAAAAAGGTTGAAAATGGATTAGTTGTGAAATTTTTATCATCCTTTTGGACGATACCACTATCTAACCCAAAGTTCGTATTGGCCAACTGAGCGGTACCCGTAGTGATTTGTACCCCTACGAGATTGTCATTAAATGTTTCTGCACCACTTGCAGCCTGAATAGGAACTTTTCTTTTTGCCATTAAACGTCAGTAATTGTATCAAAGTTTAGTGTTTCATCAATACTGGTTCTTTGTTCGCGAACTTCGTATAATGTATCATTAAAGTCGTCTTTGATTTCAAATAGGTTATATTGTTTATAGATTTGATTATCTTTATCGTAGATAGTGTAAATTCCCGGTGTAACTGCTTTCGTTTGATTACCATAAAGCGCGTTAGCTAATGTGCTAGCGTCATGTTCTATCATTTCAATTTCAATTGTTGTTGGATTGAAGAAAGTATTTGATAAGATTACTTTTTGACCTGGACTACCAATAAATGGTACGCTGTTTGGTTTATTTGACGGAGCTGAAGATGGTGTAATTGTTAAGAACATTAAGTTGGTTGTACCCTCACTATATTGATATCTAACAGATTTTGCAGCCGTATTAGATAAATTTGCTGTAACTGCGGTACAATAAAAACATGATGTTACAACCTTATAAAAATTTGGTAATTTTTGATTCGTTGTTGCGCTTATGTATTCAATTCTATAACCAACTAAACCTTGAGGTGTAAACTTTGCTCTATCCTCACTTGGAATGTTACTTAAATCTATTATCAATCCTCTAACAGATGGTAGTGATGCTAGAACTCCACAATCTGTAATTCTTGTACGAATTTGCTTTGGTCTTAAATGTAAGGTGTATATACCTAAATCACTAAAGTCATTAGCAGGTAGTTTAAGGTTATACATACCTCCTAAAATTTCAACACCTTGTGCTGCAGTATCACCAGTGATAGTCTGCGAATTGTGAAATATTGGTGTTAAAATGGTTTTTGGTGATAATTTTTTTAATGTTGGTGTTGTTGAGGCTAACCTGTTACCTACAAAATGATATAATATCTCAACATCATCTGGTGACACATCCGCCGGTCTAACAATCCCATAACTTCCTACTGCCATAGCTTTTAATTATAAATATAATTTTTATGTTTTTTTAACTGTAAAATATCCATTTCCGTATATTTCCATCTCATCCATGTTATCAATTTCGCTTAATCTAAGATTAAATTCCGCCACACCTGATTTTCCCCTTTCAACGAAAATGTCAGAATATACGGTAGGGTCATCAATAAAACCTAGGAAATGTTCGTTTCTTGTAATCATTTGGTTAAAGACCTCTTCTCTGGTGTAACCAGTAACTGAGCCTGTAATAATAGTTGTACCATCAATATAATCCATATAATACAGATTGTCTATGGTATATCCAGTTATTCGGTAACCATTGTCATCTAAACTACTACTATTTGCACCGACAACAGTTCGTTCACCATATTTTTTCAATTCACCAATTCTACTTCCACCCATTAGTGCCACATTGAATTTTGTGCTACCGGTACCAACGTGTGATACATTATTTGTGTAATCTAAATCACTTAAATAATTTTGTTTTCTACTAGATGATAAATAATATTCCGTAGTTGAATTTCGATATAATAAAGAATTTTCTGTGTACGTATACGTCCCCATCATGTCTAATCCAGTGTAACCTGTAAATGGATTTGATGTATTAATTACTTTCGTAACACTTTGTGTTGTCCATGGGCTTTGCAAAAAGATAGTAACATTATAATTTGTTGACCCTGTATATGTATGTGTTACAGATGGGAACGATGTTCCAACAGAACCAGAGTTAATTGGAAACGAACCGGATGTTCCGTCACCCCAATTAATTGTATAGTTTTGTTCTATAATAGTTCTTAATTTGTCTGGATTAACAGAACTATACACTTGTATTGTTTTACCGCTTTGCGAATAAAGAAAATTTACTAATTGGTCTATTTGCTCTATCGAACCTGAACCATTTTCATCAGCAAAACTTACCATAACACCCATTTCATCTGCATCAGCATCTAAAAATATTGGTAAATTGTAATCATTTTGAGTCTGTCCAGATGGTACTGAATACCAAGAACTACCATCCCATTTGTAATATCCATCAGATAATGAACTAGATACGATATAATATGTTAACCCTGTCAATGGTGATAAATTGTACGCATTACCATTCTCGTCAGTTCCAATCCATGGTATAATATTATCATCATAATCGTACCAGCTTTGGCTAGTTTGTCCTACGATTTTAACAGTTTGAATGTTAGGTTTTAATATGGTATATTCTAGTTTACTCATTTTTCATAAAATTTAATTGGATTAAAAGTTTGTCCTGTATTCCAACCAACCCTTTGATTCATCGTGCTTCCTGTTTTAAATATTGCAGTACCACCTGTGTATGGGTAAACACAATACGTTCTATTGGCGTGATTAAAATCTACTTGGTAGTACATGTCACTTGTATCATTAACACTATGTCCTGATGTGAAACCGCTATTAGTAAAATCAATTATATCTGATGTTTTAGCATTAAAAAATTTTGCTGACATAAAAAATGTGTTGCCAATTTTATTACCAAAATAAAATGTGTCGTCTAGAACGCTTTCATCTTCAAACCAAAACAAATACATATTTTCTTTATTTCTATAATTGGTACCTTGAAAAACTGGCACATGAATATGAAATTTAATTCCGTTATCAGAATACAAATATTTTTCTCCTAGTGGTAATGATAGATTTTTTGCAAATACTAATTTTCTATTTTGGCGATATGGTGCCTCGAAACAAATGTTATTTGCTTGAGTTAAAGTCCATCCACTACCAGTTTGTGGATTATTATTTATGTTACCAGAAGATAATGATTTATATATGTTACCGATATTTGTTGAATCTATGTAATAAACAATTTCATCTAGACTATATGTAACTCTAGGGTCCCAATCTTTTGATGGTGTTTTATAAAATTCTAATCTAAAAAAACTACGAGTTGCTTGTGCCAACATCATTTCATTTTCTCTTAATGTAATATCTGATGATGGTGCCGCATAATTCTGTACATATGACCCACTACCATTATCAAAGAAAAAAGAATACCAAATATCTGTTTGTGAACCAGCAGATCCTGTATATGATTCATGTATATATCTTACTGTTTCATAATTGAGAACAGGATTAATAATACTATCTAAAACCTCATCTTTAAAATCAGCAAGATTTTCTTGCCAACCTAAATCAAGTTTAAAATTTTGTTCGGTATTTAAAACGATATTTTTTGTATTATTGTTTCTTATAATTTTCATTAACAATTGTTTTTACTATTATAGAATGTAAATCCTGTTTTAGGTAAATCTTGTTTATTAGTATATGTTTGTTCGTTTCTTAAATAAAAGTTTATATCTGACATTACATGATGTGTGTTGTTTATGAATGGAAAGTTTGTACCATTACCATCAGTATCAACAAAGCCATGGTCATATAAATCTCTCCATTTCCATACTTTATTAACTGAATCGTATTTCGTGTTATCTGGTAAGAATAAAATATCTTTAGTATTGGATACCTCAATATATGGTGATAGCTGTCTTAATTTGATTCTATGATGTGGTTGGTAATAATAACCTATTGTGTTTCCTGTTGTTGCACCTGAAAATCCAACCACGTTACCATCTTGTCCGTAATCAAATAATGTTGTTGTTCCGTCGCTTGCTTTTTTTCTATGTGAAAATTTATGAAACGCTTCACTAATTATTCTTTCGTTAAAATCATTAAAATTATATTCAACAAATGCTCCTGTTAATGTTGTACCGCTTGGTATTGTTGTACCTCCAGAAAATGTGAGCCCACTATAAATACCCTTACCATTAAAAGTTGTTGTTCCTGAAATTGATGTTTCAGTTGAACCGATAAATATATCATCTATCCAACTATTATGAAAATTATATTTGAATCCTACTTTCGGTGGATAGGTAAAAAACCCATTACCATTTCTTAATAATATGGTGGCGTATACTTCTGTTGGTGTGTAACCTAGATTGTTTGTTATACCCGTGAGTGTGAATGATTTTTTAAAATCAAATAAAACTGATTCCATTCTATTTCTTTCAACAAGAACATCTTCTTCCCTTAAAAGATTTTGATATAATATTTTCTTTTCATCTCTCCATAATGAAGTTTCAAATCCAATTTTATCTAGGATGTAATCTTCTTGTGTGGTAATTGTTTTATGTTTATGTACATAATATTGTGATGTGGTACCTGTAATATTTTTAATATTTAAACATCTTTTACCAGTAACAAATGTTACACCACTTAATGTAAACCCTGATGTAAACTCACTTTTTAATAAATTAATAACATATTTTTCAGAATCGTATATTTCGTTTCCAACGCTATCAATATAAATTGTGTTTTTTTCTATTGAGGAGCCATTTAATGTTCCGCCACTTATTATAATAAATTCACCTTGATTCATACCATGTTCTACTGGTGAAGTTAATACATAATATGGGTCCATGTCTTCAACCCTAAATGGTATCCCGTCTTTTGCATTAAACGGATACGAAGTTCCACCACTTAAACTATAAACCATTGGGTATTCTGTGTCACCAGAATAAACATAACTTAAATATAAATTCCAATTATGATATGGTGCATCAATTGATGTAATAGCTGTATGTCCAGTGTAACCGGTTGTTTGTACGTTAGTTTGATATGTTGTAATTGAAGTACCGCTAGTTGGTACATTAACTTCTCTTATAACATCATTTCTCATTAATGCAAATTCGTTATATGGAACGTAACCCGAATTAATAAGAAGTGAGCCATCTTCGACTAAGTAAAGATTCTTTTTTAATGGGTCATATGTTGTTGAACCAGAATATAAATTACGAAATAACATTTTTATTTTTCCGTAAATTTTATATTGATTAGATTTATTTCTTTCTTTATCAAATAACTCATTTAAATTTAATACCACATCCATATCACCTTCTCGAAGTAATGTGTTGTTATTATCTAAATTTAAATTTAAATTAATATCTTCTTCTGGCGCTTTGAAGTATCTTTTACTTGGTAATATAATTTTTTTCTGTTCCATTAATTAACTGGTGGGAATGCTCCTTTTGGTCCAAATTGGTCCATAAATTTATCAAGCCCTGTTTTGCCGGCTTTCAGTCCAAAATAAAATTGAAATGGTGTAGAAAGTATTTGCTTTGTACCATTATAATAATCCTCTCTTTGTGGTAATATAAAATCAACACCAGTGTTCCATGGTATACCATCCTCCAATGTAATTGGGTTTTTTTGCCAAGTTCCTGCTGCACCATAACGAATATATAACGTACCACTAGTTGGGTTATCTACTTCATCTGATGAGCTTTTTAAAACAGTAAACCCAGGATATTCTTCATTAAATTCAGTGTGTGTTGAACCTGATGATATTACCCTATCAAATTCAATAATATTAGTTAAATTCATCCCGCTTAGTGTTAATCCGGTAAATGTGTTTGTTATTGGTAGTAAGATGTATTGGTCTGTCTCATTATTTGGGCTACCGCTTAATGTGTAACCATATGTCATACCTTGTAATGGTTGTATTTGAACTGATGTGTAATCCCATGATTGGTTATCAGATGTATCTTCGTCTGTACCACCAAATCCAGTTCCTTTTTTATCCCATAAATAAAATGGTACTTTTTGTGATGACTCAGTTAACCTACCCGGTTCATTTAAACAAGTTCTAATTCTGAACCCATCCTCGTCTAATTCTAAAGTAACCGGTAAAGGACCTGGATATCCTTTATTATCTGAATTCACATAATTCTTATAAAAAACTTGTGGGTATAAATCGGGGTCTAAAAATTGATATGAATACCCAATATATTTCGGATTTTGTAAATCAAACTCTTCAATTCCGGCCTCATTATTAATTGAAATTAATTGTAATAAATCTCCGTTAAAAACGTTACTAAATGTTACACCCGTAAATTGTGGAAACCCCCTGTTATCAAAAAAGTTATCGACACCAAATGTATTATTACTAACATCCAATCTGTAGTTAATTGCTAGACCCATTAACTCACCAAAACTTTTAAATGATGTTGCACCAATTGAACGTGAAACAGAACAGTTTGGGTCTAAATTTTTATCAACACAAATTTCTTTTATAAATTCATCTCTTGGACCTAAATCAACAAAAGTTGTTGGATAACCAATTGTATTGTTTTGTCTTGTAAATGTTGTTCCATTACTATTAGAAAATGCTGAACGATAATAAAATCTATTTTGGTCTGCAACGTATCTCACAACATTCCTGCAATACTTTATAGCTGTTTCAACTCCACTAGTAACATTTTTTGCTTTAAATTGAAAGAAGTATAATGAGCCTGATAACCAGTTATCAATAAAACTATAGTTAACAATTCCACCACAAAATAATTTTCCGACTCTTTTTCTTCTGTAATATTCGTATAGAACATTTGTTAACCTTGCTGATGATTGTGTACCTGGTACAATATAAAATACTCCATTTGCAAATTCACTTCTTTTACTAGGTGTTGCCGTATGAAGATAAAAAACCTCACTTTCCATATCTCTACATTGTGCTAAACCATTTATCGGAGGGCCATATGGTGCTGTTCCTGTAACACCACTTACGTTTCCAGCTAGTAATGTGGCTTCTACATTATCGCCTGCAGAAAGAGTTGCTTTATATATTCTTGATGTACCAGACGTAACAAAATAACCTGTAGCTAAAGATTCGTTATATAACGTATCATAAAGTTTACACGCGTCTTCTAGTAACGTATTAGATACTGGGTCTGTTTCAAACACACCAATTTTTCTTACGCTAACAGTATACCCAATATTTTGATTAAAAAGAAAATCTCTATCATTCAATTTGAAAACACCAGCGTCTTCATAGATATATGAACCACCCGATGATGGATCAAGGAGCATTACCCTATCTCCAAATTGAAGTGCATATAGAGTTTGATCTGCTGTCAATTCTGAAAAATCGTTAACCGCAGTTGCGCCTTGACTTAAACAATATGTGTTACCTGTTGACCCTGTTATATTAGTAATACTATTACCTAACGTTATGATTCTATCAAAAGAATTAGTTGTGATACCAGTTAATCTAATTTCCGCCACTTTACAATTAACCAATGGTGTAGTGTCACCACCTCCGCCGACAACAATATCCTCAGTTGAACATTCTTCACATTCGGGATAATTTATTAACGATAACTTTGAGGTATTGTTAACTTGTAATAAACTTGTGGACCTTCTCAAACCTCTACCTGCACTTTTTGCACCATAATCAATTAACAACTCACCTAAAGGTCCTAAAACGTCTTTTACTAAAAAATTTAATGCTTGTAACACAATCCATTTTATAATAAAATCTAAGGCCAATAAAAAATCTGCAATTAATAATGTGAATGTATAATTTCTAGTTCCAAAGTTAACTGGTGGTGTTAAGTTTTCAGTACAATCCTCTTCTTCGCTTGGCACTAATTCTTTTAAGCCTATGTACTTATTTTTACCGAACACTCCGTTATTAACATATGAAGATTGTAATGATGATACGGTATAAACTTTATTATATGTAAATCTATAAAAATAATCTCTAGGGTAATATTCACCATTCTGATTATATAAAATACCATAATCAGAATTAGTGCTCACAGCATTTTGTGGATAACCACTCCATTCTGTACCAAAATAATATGAACTATCAATATCATTTTGATATTCTCGAATATTGGGTATTAAGTAATCAGCATTTAATCTTGCTCTTGACAATTCATTATCGTTTAAATTAATTCTAAAACGATAACATCCTGATGTTGGTACACCTTTGTTTGGGTCATTAGTTATTTCATTTTCACCAAATTCATTAGTCACAACATAATCCATGTTCATTGGTAGTGGTAAAACAAATCCACCATCATCTTGAATATCTTCATCAAGTGGAAGGTATTGTAGATATGGTCTACTTTGTTCATCCCTATGTGTTGTAAATCTAATTACCTCAATTTTACCTGACTTTGAAGTTAGGTCACATTTTCTACCCATTTTTGCTCTTGGGCTGCAATTCTTATTAATTGCGTTTTTACCGGTATCAGTATAGATTCCTCCAATCACATATGCGTTTGGTTGTATTCTAATACCCAATTCTGATGTGTCAAAATCTGCTCTTGTAATTGCAATTTCGCATAAACTTTCATTACCCCAAAAAGGATATACTTCAATATTTCTATCAAAAGAAACGACTTGTGGTAGTGAATCTAAATCATCGGAAGATTTAAATGTGTAATTATTTTTAAAGTTATCAACACTTCTTCCTAATCTAATTAAATCTTGTGGTCTTAATGAAAAACAACCAATATCAGATAAGTCAATGTCAACATGTAATTGATGGTTTCCGGTTGGTACCCCCCAAATCATAAAGTCACCAGCATCATTTGTTTTTACAGTGTAGTTGTAATATTTTTCATACACTTCTAAAACTGCTTCTTTTTCTAATATATCTGATTGGTCGAAAAATGTTCCTGTTGCTGTGTGTCCACCATGTTGTTGTCTAGCTGGTAATAGGTTATAGCGATAACCATCAGCGTTTTTGTCATTATATTCTTTATATGGATATAATGTAGATATAACCGGGTCATCAGCGTCAGCGTCGTCCAACGGCACAAAAATAGACACTTTGGCATTACCAATACCAAAACCATTATTCGCTGTTACCCTTCCGCAAATAACGCCATAATCAGCACATCCTGAAGTGTAAACTTGTTCTTGTGAAAATTTTAATGATAAAATCTCAAGGACATCGAAATCTTGTTTCAATTCGACGGTTACCTTTTGGTCTTTCCCTAAATTTGTTGAAATCCTGTGTTTTTGCATTCTTATAATAAATAGAAACTATATGATTTTCTACTATTATAACTAAAAATTCAATTAAAATGTAGTGGTTCCTAAAGTCTTAACCCTTACTTTAATATCTTTGTTTGGAAATCTAATTTGAAATATCTGATTTGACTTCATATATATCGTATTATCCAATTGTTGAATTTCTTTAGTTTGAACGTCCTTATATCGTTGAGCCACTTGTGCTGATGAATATTGACCACCGATAAGGTTATAAACACGAATCTCGATTACATTTTCAACTCCGCTAACATTACCAATGATATTATTTAATCCACCAACTAAAAGTGGGTCTCCCATTTTTCTCCTACCATAATCAAAATATCTTGTAACATTTTCAATTACTGATTGAATAATGTCTGTTTGATTTTCATTTTTGTTTACCGCTAAATCAATTTCTAGACTCATGTCAATTACTTCACCGCTTGCAATGTCAATAAAATCATTTATCATTTTGTGTTCAGAAAGAAAATCTAGAATATTGTTTTTCAATGTGTTAGATACTAAGTTAGTTAGATTTCCGTTTTCATCATAAGATAATAATTTTATTTTTACCTTATTGTCTTCTTCCATCACATTTACTTTAGCCGGTGCACCATATGTTGATGGCATGTTTTCAATTAATGATTTATAATCATTTAATGTTACCGCTCTATTTTGTGCCGCAAAATTATATGCCACCATATTACGAATTTCTTCGATTGTAGGTTGGTCTGCACCACCAACTGCTGGTGTTATATTTGTAACTCGAAGTGAGTTTATTACTTGTGTGTTTGTTGTTGTGTTTTTACCATTAACAATAAATTCTAATGAATCTACGCTATTGATAACGTTAATACCTAGATTCGTTTCCTTTCCGCCACCAACTCTGTATTTTATAAATAAAGTAGTACCACCTCTAGGTATTTCACCTAAAGACATGTTATTAAGATATGAAGCTAAACTAACTTTCATGTCACCGGTTATGTAGTTATCCAAGTTATCCATTGGATTTACATTACCTGAACCAAATGTCACTGAAAAATAATTTTCAGGGGTGTATTCTGTTACAAATTTTTTAGTTATCGATTTATATGTACCAGCTTTAAAATTTGCAGTATCTGAAACTGCTGTTGGATTTGTAACAAATACTTTATCTTCAATCAATGATTTTACTTCGTACCATTTATTTGTGTCGTCCGCAAATTCAGAATAAGTTGGATTAGAGAAAAATGTTGTTCCGTCCTTATGTATAATTGAAGTAACACCTAAAACATTCTGTTCTGGTAAATAAATTTTCAAAAATGGTTTTTGGTCTACGTCTGTAATTACTCTTCTAAATATTTTTGTAACACCATTAACAACAGCTTCTCTTTTTGTAATTGTATATTTTGTTAATTTGTTATTTGCATCAAAATTTGGGATTTTAATTCTGTTTGGCTCCCCCTTACTATTAAATGGATTAGCAAAATCAATATCATCAATGGTTTCAAAAATTTGTCCTCCACCAGAAATCTGTGCACCTGATCTTAACACACCTAAATAACTTTCATCTTCTTTATCACCTTTTACTGGTACATCAATTGAAAAATCACATAATGCTACTGATGGTCTAACACCTGGTATTTTAATACCATAAGTTTTTGCAATATGAAATAATGATTGTTTTTGCTGTGCAAAATCTAGCATTGTTTCCTGCCATACTCTATCAATATGAAAGTGTAAGTTATCTGCAACAGCAGCATTTATATCCAGTAAAACCGAATAAATTGAAGCGTCATTAAAATTTTGAACTAGGTCTGGGTAATATTGTTTAGTAAAACTAACCAATTCATTTCTTAAACTAGCGAAATCTCTTACTCCGTATGTTATTTTTTTAGCCATTATATATTAATTATTATAAAATCAGAAGTTGAAAATGCTCCGTTATTAACTGTATAGTCAATTTTAACTTTTGCTGTGTATGGTTTATTTGATGCGTCTGAAACTCTGAATAAACGTTCATCTTCATCTTGGTTAAAGGTTTTAACTTCCGATGGGTCATCTTCAGCTGACATTACTTGTATTGTGTTTATATCTAGATTTGGTATGTATGTTTTAACCGATGTTCTAATTTCATCTTCAATCAAATTGAATGTAATTATATCATTTTGGTCAAATATAAATTCATATAATCTAGTACCAAAGTCTGGTAAATAATATCTACTTCCCCTTCTAGTAAGTAGTAAGTGAATTAGATTCGCTCTTACTTCTCTCTCAGGAGTTTCTGTCATTCCTAGATAATCACCCTTTAATGAATCCCTGAATGGGAAATCGATACCATATGTAGCCATATCTATAAATATAATAATTCATAAAATGGTTATGTATCTTCTTTTGGTTTTATATTTCCCTTTATGTGAATTGGTTCATAGGGACAATTTTGACATTTATTACCGCAGCAATACCCTCTTTTTAATAAAAAAAGAGAAGTCAGAACCATTAGTCCTGACCCCTCCTCTATAATGTAATCAACCCCTTCTGTCATTATATACTTGTTACGTCGCAAGAAGCACCACTACAAGCTTGAGCTGCAAAATCTGAGATGTTCTTATATTGTGGTTTATCTAAAATTTCGCCGAAGTTAACTTCTTTAAATTGACGAGTAATTGTTTCCCACTTATAGAACAAATGAACATCTTTTAAGCAGTATACCATTTTCTTCAAATCACCTTTAAAGTAATTCTTTGCAAATTTCTTCGCTCTTGAAATCCAGTATTTCTTCAATAAAACTTGCTCTCTTGTTCCTGTAACCGGAATTGTGTCGTCAAGTAAATGTTCTGTTGCTAACCATAGGTTTTGATTAAAATAATGTAAACCATCAATAATCAATCCTGAAGCTAATACCGAACCTTTACCATATGTTTCAACTAATTCATCAAGATTTAGTACTGAAGTGAATGGAGCTTGGTTAAAGTCTTTATCACCATAATCTGACATAAAGCTAACTGCAGTAAAGAAGTCTCTTTGTTCCCAAATGTATTCAACAATCGCGTCTTTGTCATCAATAATAACCGTACAAGACGTGTTATGGTTAACAGGCATGTAAGCACACAACTCAGGATTTGTACCCGCGTTTACCCAATGTTGTTGAACTAACTTAATTAATTCTAAGTGTTTAATACCCTTCATGTCTTTTTTGAATAAACCAACTTTTGGATTTTCAACTGGTACGAATACGACATAATCACTCTTAGTTGATGACCATACGCTTTCTTCTAATAAGAATGCCATATTTTCTTCTAACCATTTTGCTGTATTACTTTCTTTATTTAATTGCATAATACGGAAATACTTTTCAGAATGCTCCGGGTGAATACCTGATGCAGTTCCTAATACAACAGATGCGTTACCTGATGGTTTAACACATGTTGTTCTTGCCGCTTGGTTAATACCTATTACAGCAGCAACCTCTTTGTTCACGTCCTTAACAACTTTAGCACCTTCTTCTAATAATTCAGCATTAAATAATTTAGGATTATTCATCCAACCTGTAATACTAACACCTAATAACGCTTCTCTTTCGAAAATAGCTTTACTTGTTTCACCTAAATAAGGGAAGTCTGTGTAACCTGCTTGTAATGTACCTAAAATAGATGCATCTCTACAAGCTTTAAGAAACTTCTCTTTTGTTGTTGCTTTTTCAGCATTGATTTCTGATAGGTTACAACCTTGTATACCAAACTTATATTTGTTATCTTTAACATATTGTTCTACCTCGTCATACTTAATTTTACCAAAATCAATAGTATCTAATACTGGTATTTTTAAAATCTCAAAACATGGGTTGAACATGTCAAACCAACTGTTTGCAAAAACAAAACCAATATCATTTGCTCCGTCATTTAATTGTACTAAGTAATTAAATTGTTCTTTATTAACTTCACTTCTTAATAATAAAACTGAGTTATTACTACGACCTCTTTGTGGGTTTTCCATTCTCCAGTTGCCTGTCTTAGCATGAATCATTTCAGAGTCATTAGGGTCAACAATCATGTTCAATGCCGAACGTCTTACGCCTCCTGATAATACTGCATCTGCTGAGTGACAAATAATATCAAACGCTAAAATTGGTCTGATTTTTTCTCCTTCATTTGTAATCCACTTCTCAATGAGTGTTTCAATTTTTTCTAATGATTGTTTTAATCCTTCAGGTCCAGGAGCTTTAAAACCACCACTGATAAATGCGCCTTTTTCTCTGATAAATGAATAATCAAATTTAATTTCATAACCAGCATATTCAGGGAAAGGTTGCTCGTCAACAAAATAAGATGACATTAGAACCCCTAAGGCATTTGACCATCCTTCAATAGAATCTTCTATGTAGAATGTTTTAGTACCTAATGTTCTTTTTTGTAATTTGCTTAAGTTGTTTACAAAAGGAATTAATAATCCACCACCAAATCCGCAACCGGATAACGCTAAATAAAAAATTTCTTGGAAAACTCTATTACGCGCAATGTGACCTGAAGTACAGTTAAACATTCTCGTATTATGTTTCATAATTTGGTCGTGTCTGTATTGCAAATTTCTTTGTGATGCTAATACAGCTTGTTCCTTCATACTTTCAAGCGCGCTTTCAAAATATGGTTCTACTGCAGCTCCAATAGTCGCATATTTTTTTCTATGACCATCAATTATGTTTTCGCAGGCATCTTCCCATGTTTCATACCTTTGTTCTTCTTCTTTCCATTTAAAATAATCTGAGTGCAATTTAAGATCACTCAGAAACTTTTTACCTTTCTGCATTGTTTTTTTTTCCTTTTATGTTTTATGTTTTATTGTGTTACGGTACCTTTTTTCTGTTGCGCCTTTCTGTATATATCAGCAGTGCGAGCAGCTCTGTCTTGTGTCTTCTGTTCTTCGTGTCCTAGAAGTGTATTTTGTGTTTCGGTATCAATAACTAAAAATTCGTTGTTAAATTTACAATTTTGCCAAATAATTCCATCTTTACCAATACGTGATTTAAGTAATGTTAAAGTTGCTAAATTATGTTCTTTTTGTTCTAATGTTTTACCAATAGATAATATTACGTGTGCAATTTGTGCTTTCTTAATCGAGCCTCCCATTTGGTCTCCTGTTACAACTTCAGATGAAATTGATTCACGATTACCCTGTGTTGCTGTCCAAATTGCCATTCCAAATTCACCTGTCATAGATTCTAAGCTTCTCATAATTGAACCTTCACCTTTCCATTCATCTCCATTTACCGCTCTTTCAGGTGAAATACAATCCACATAATCTATGATTAACATATCAATTTTATTTGGACTTTCAGAGTTAATTTTTCTAATCTTATTTTTAATTTCTGAAATCGTCACATTATCACTAGCTAGTTTTAAAAGTCTTAAAGAACCTTTAGAACGTGCTTGTGCTTCATCTACCGCTAACTTAACCTGCTCTTTATATTCAGGTTGTTCGTCAGGTGTAATGTTTGACCAAATAGTATAGTGTTTTCTCTTAATATTACCCGGATTATCTTCAAAAAATATCTGTACAACATGATGACCCATGTTATATGCTGTGTTAGCAAATTTGGTTAACAAAGTTGTTTTACCTGTGCCTGTTGGTGCTAATACAACACCTAATTCTCCGATACCTAAACCACCCTTTAACACGTTATCAACACCAACAATTCCGGTCGGTAATGGCTGTCTAAAGTCCTTTTCTAACGCATCATCAATATTAGCGAAAACATCATCAGCCTCATCATCTTGTAATCCAACTTGTAACGCTTTTTTTATGATTTCCTCAATTTTATTATATGATTCAAAATCGCCGTTATCAATAATGTTATTTACGTTCTTTAATTCTTTTTTAAGGTTTTGTTGCTTACAAAAGTTTAAAGCTGTATCCTTAACTAAGTCATTCTGTTGCTCATTATTTTTTATGGCTTCTAGAGTGTCAACATGCATTTTAGAGTTTGAGTTTGCACCATTCTCTGCCATGATTTTCTGCGCCATTGTATGATAATCGGGAATTTTATCGTAGGTCTTCCACAACTCCTTTAGATTTTCCATAATGTATTTAAATGATACATTATCAAAATATTTGCTCTCGATTACATCGATAATCGTCTCTCCGAATTTTCTATCTTCAATTATCGCTTTTATAAGTGATTGCTGAAACGAAAATCCTAAATTCCCAAAATTCCTTTCTTCCATAGTAAAAATTAATAGTCAGTTTTTAAATTATAGTTCGTATTGTAAGTAGGTTGTTTCCAACTCATAAGATGATAAAATGTCAGTTAAGTCTGCCAAAAATCTCTTAAGCTTAGGTCGAATATCAACTGTGTACCTAGCTTTTGGATGGTAGTAGTACGCTGGAAATATTCTAGAAATAAATACATCCTCACCTAGCTTAATTTCCAATAAAAAATGTTCTTTTTCTTGATTTGCCGTGTCTTCCACAACCTCTGAATTGAGGATAAAATTCTGATTTTCACACATGTAATTGGAACTTTTTATTTTCAAATCTTCCTGAATTTCCTCAGAAATATTTTTCACATAGTAGTGCAGGTCTAAAGAACGTCTAGATTGTGCAACGTGGTTTCTCACATTGAAATATCTTTGGCACACAATATTGTTTTCTAGTGTCAAAAGAAATTCAAATTTAGTAATGTTGTCTTGATTGTTACTCATTGTTTTTTACTTTTATTGTTTTTGTTTTTATTATATTTTTTTCTTTTCTTGTTAATCTAAGGAACGGATTTAAAAAATTAACGAACCCGTCATCTGATTTTGGTAATACATTGAAGATTCCATCATCCCTCATCATCCTCATAGCATTTTTATAAGACCTACCCTCAGGGTCTAAATTTTCATTTATAAGATGGTTTACACATTCTTTTGCTTCATCGGTTAAAAAAGGTGTTTCTAGACTTACAATTCTTTCGTTTATATCATAGAACTCGTCACCAAACACCCCGTACTTTGTTACCCCTGTTAATAAATTGGCTAGCGTTTTATTATGTTTATCATGCTCAAATAAGTCATTTGTCTTAGTTCTGATTTCGCCAATAGATAGTTTGTTGGTTTTTGCTTCAGGAAAAAAGGACAGGAATCTTTTTATTCCCATGCCTTTAATCCCAGCAATGTTATCCGAACTATCACCACAAAACATTTTAACCAATTTTACATTTTCGATTAAAATTTCTTCATGATTGTAAACAAATGTGTCTTTTTCTTGATATAACTTTTGATGTGATGGGTTATATATTTTTACGTTTTTCTTAACCAATTGAGTTAAGTCCCCATCTGATGAATAAATAATAATTTCCTCTTCTGAATTCTGTGTATAATATGCTATGCAATCATCGGTTTCGCAATACTCGAATTCGCCTTGTCTAACATAGACTTCCTCCAAGTATTGCTTAATACGATTTCTTTGATATAAGTATGAACTCAACTCCTCTTCTGAACGAACCCTTTCACGTCTATTTTCTTTGTAATGGACGTATAGCTTTCGTCTTTCGTGTGAGCCGTCTTGACCATCCCAAAAAACAACGATTTTATTTAAATGATAGTATTCAAAAGACTTACGTAATGTGTTAAGAAAATGATATATACCACCGATATGTTCTCCTTTATAGAAATAATTCTTAACTCCGTAAAATCCTATTGTGAGCAGATTATCACCATCAACTAATAAAACCGACATTTAATTTTTTTATAGGTCCGAGTCTTCTGTTACAACTTCTAAATCTGTCGCGTCTGTAACATTAACGCCTAACATCTTACTGATGTAATCACCACTTTCTTTTTTATAATCCTCGATAGATTTCTTCTCTTCAGAATCTTCTCTACCCGGCATAAATCCGTGTGATGTAACCAAGATACGTCCATCCTCATATCCTAAACCATTGATGTGGTTTTTCATAATTGAGATTTTTGTTCTTGTTGCAATTTTAACTTTTCTCTTATCTTTTGTGATAGAGATTTTTGTTGTTCCTGCACCTTTTTGATTTCCAAATAAGAATACGATACTTGAGTTTAACCAAATTGCTTCACCACCTTT